TACAACTTCGAAGAGCTATGGCTCTTAATAGAGATTATGATATTTTTTTAAAAAAAATCCCCTAGTTGACCATAGGGGAATCCCCTATAGTGGGGCCCCCGCTTCCATAGGGGATTCCCCTAGGGCGCTCTAGGGGCCTTTTTCTCTTGACACTAAAGGCCATTTTGAGCCTTTAGGCGCTCGAACCTTTTCGGCTCCTTTTCGCGGGAGACGATATTGACCCACGCATGGCGGGGGAGCTTACCGCCGGGGCCGTAGGCATCCCGGATGGCGGCGGCGCGGCTTAGGCCCACTCCTAGCTCGCAATTCCCGTGGTGAACTCCGGACTCGGCCTCGACAACATATAGGGTATTCATAGTACTTAACTATAGCCTAGCTCTATTAAAGATCAAGTCTTTTTTCTGATTTATTTTCTTTTTCTTTGGTAGCGCTATGGTGTAACATGAATTATTTTTTCATGAGTCAACATAAAAATTCCCCTAAGCGACCATAGGGGAATCCCCTACAATGGGGCCCCCCGCCGGGGTAGGGGAATCCCTTACTCCCCATTAGGGGAGTTTTTCGATTGACAGCTTACCGGTATTGTGATAGCGGCAGCCAGTGAGTGGGAGTGAATAGAGTTAGATCGTCCTCTTGGCTAACCATCCAACAGAATCCATCGTAGCGAGCTACCTCTCTATTCAGTAGACGCTCAGATTCTATCCGAGCTACTACGATAGGTGTACCATCTTTTGGAGCTGTATCAATTGATTGCCAGTTCATACTTTTATTATATCACAGGGTTACCCGATTGCAATGGATTTTTTCTATAAAATTCTACATCAGATCCAGCTTTGTCTATATACATAGAGTTGGCTATCTCCGAGATTCTCAAGGCTTCAGAGTGGCATCTCTGATATTCAGCTAAGGTAGAAATACGCTTGTTATGCGCCGCCATACTCTCCTCTTCGCTTTTTCCTAGAGTGTTGATATCCAAAGCAGCTCTCCAAGCACTGTTCGCTTCATGAGCTTTGATATTGGCTTTTGTACGTAGCTCCGAAATTTCGGACCATTCCATTTTTCTGAGTTTGATTTCGTCGTTCATATTGATTCCTTAGTTTACCACAGGTTTATTAGATTGCAACGGATATTTTCAATTCTTTTTCTTTTTCGTTGTTTTGCTAGTCAACCGTTAGATCAATTCTATTTGCTGCGCTGCCCCATTGACCAGCCTTATAAGGGTAGCGAGGTTCAGCGCAATTTATATCGCTGGTAACGCCTCGATCAGTGTCGTAGTATGAGACCTTAATGTCTCCGTGAACGGCTTTGAGTTGTTCTAAATTTGCTATTAGTTCGGTAATCGTCATGTGATTAGTATATCATAAGGAGGATTGAATGCAACGGATATTTTCGATTCTTTGCATTTTTCTTTAGGCGTGCCATGGTGTAACATGAATTGCGCATTCGTGAGTCAAGATTAAAATTCCCCTAGGCGACCATAAGGGAATCCCCTACAATGGGGCCCCCCGCCCGCATAGGGGAATCCCTTACTCCCCCTTAGGGGAGTTTTTATTTGACTTGCTTGGTGTAACAACTTTACATGTCTTTCAGTAGACCGTCTTTCTTATTGGAGATCATCCAGCACATCCATTCCATGCTGTCTTTATGAGCAGCCACTCCGGCGTTCCATGATCCCATGGGGCCTTCCTTTTCCAGAGAGAACCATTCCAGCACTCTGTCCGAGTTGGGGAACTCCCAGACATCCCCTTCGATGTCCTCTCCGAAAAGCTGGAATTCTAGGTTGAGGGACTCGTTGAGAGAGTCGCCCCAGTACTCAGATGGGGGGATAAAGGTCACCGAAAGATGTCCCTTCTCCCAGTCGATGTCCCAGTCTGAGACCTGCTCTTCCGAGCAGTTCAGGAAGCCAGCGATGAAGTAGCGGTTGATCATGGCATCGGCCATGACGTTGGAAGGAACTTTGATGATAGCGGGTGGAGATTGAAGAGTCATGTCTTGACTATAGTCCAGCGTTTCAGGAAAGCAACGGATATTTTCAATTGTTTTTCTTTTTCTTTTATAGGCGATGGTGTAACAACTATTAAGCATTTACAAGTCAACGAGAAAAATCCCCTAAGCATCTATAGGGGAATCCCCTACAATGGGGCCCCCCGCCCGCATAGGGGAATCCCCTACTCCCCCTTAGGGGGAGGCGGCTCTTGACTTCTTAAATTTCCTCTGCCGTCAGACTTTCTAAGCGCCACACTTCCTCATTTGCCTCTGTAGCGTCTTTATATTTAGAATCTCTATCTTCACAGGCTTGTTCATATTTTTTGTAAATTTGATAGTCTCCACCTTGATTGACTGTTTTACGGTAAGTGATGAAGGCTTTTTTCGTATTATCGTTAGCCGTCGCCCATCTGACCCAAGCTTCGGCGGCTTTCTCTTTCGCTTCTGCGAGTTTGGGTTCATTTTGGATGTCGAACCATACATCATAAGTTTTAGAAACTTGTTGTTTCGCTTCGTCGGTGCTGACAGTTAAGAAGTGAGCCTTGGCTGCTTCAAAGTTTTTCCTTGCTTGGTCAATTCTGTTTTGATAGTCGGTCATGTCCTTACTATAGATCATCAGCTTAGAAACGCAACGGATATTTTCAATTCTTTTTCTTTTTCTTTGGAGGCGATGGTGTAACAGGCATTAAGCATTTACGTGTCAAATAAAAAATTCACTTAAGAAGTTATAGGGGAATCCCTTACAATGGGGCCCCCCGCCCGCATAGGGGAATCCCTTACTCTCCATTAGGGGAGTTTTTCGATTGACAATTTACTTTTTCTTATAAATGTTGTCATCCGATCCAGCCATATCTCTATAAAGAGAGTTGGCAATGTCCGAGATTCTCAAAGCCTCAGCATGAGATTTCTGATATTCAGCCAAGGCAGCCATGCGCTTTTCATAAGCCTCTTTTACCTCTTCGTCGCTTTTTCCGAGAGTATTGATATTCAAAGCCTCTCGCCAAGCAATGTTGGCATCATAGGCTTTGATATTGGCTTTTGTTTGCAGATCCGAAATTTCGGACCAGTCTAATTCATTGATTTTGATTTCGTCGTTCGTTGTCATGTCGTTAGTATATCCCATCTATAGCGAGACGCAACAGATATTTTCGATTCTTTTTCTTTTTCTGAGCATAGTATGGTGTAACAAGAATTGTGAATTCATGAGTCAACGAAAAAAATCCCCTAAGGCACTATGGGGGAAACCCCTACAATGGGGCCCCCCGCCCGCATAGGGGAATCCCCTACTCCCTCTTAGGGGGAGGCGGCGCTTGACTTTTTACTTTTTCAGGAGCCGGGCCATTTTCGAGATTCTAAAGGCCTCAGCCTGACATCTCTGATACTCAGCCCAAGCTGCCACACGCTTATCATTTGCCTCCTTCGCCAGAGGATCACTTCCGAAGATGTTGAAGTCTACAGAGGACCGCAGCCAAGCAGCTCGTGCCGCAGCACACTTGATGTTGGATTGTTGAAGTTCCGCGTTACCTTTAAGATTGTTGTTCATATTGATTCCTTACTTTAGCACAGGGTTTCCGGATTGCAACGGATATTTTCGATTCTTTTTATTAAAAGCTTTCCGCTCTTTGGAGTTCTTTCTCTGATTGAAAAGTCCTATTACCTTTACAGTACGGGCACTTTCCATGATTGCGGCAAGTGCGGTCGAAAGCTTTGCTTTTCCGGAACGGCGCTCTTTTCTCTTTCTTATGTTCGATTGCTTTATTTAGGCTCATGTTTTACTATACCACACGCCTAGCAGAACGCAACGGATATTTTCATTTTATTTCATTTATCTTGGCGCGCCGCATGGTGTAACATAGCGCATGGTGTAACACGCATTGCGCATTTATGAGTCAACTAAAAATTCCCTTAGCGTACCATAGGGGAATCCCCTACAATGGGGCCCCCCGCTGGCGTAGGGGAATCCCCTACTCCCTATTAGGGGGGGAGCGGCCCTTGACTTTTAACTATCGCTAAACAATTCCGCTACCATCGAATGATAGTCAAGTATAGATTTCATTTCGTTACGGAAACTTTTGCAGATGATTTCTGCTTCCTCGTCATTTATTGTTAGTTCAATCATGCGATTGAACTGCTCAGTCGCCCTCTCAACGCTTCTCTTGCAGAATTTTGTGTCTTTGATGAATTGTTCTTTCGTCATGTCCTTACTATACCACACGCCTAGCGGGACGCAACAAATACTTTCGATTTATTTCATTTTTCTTTGCGCGCCGCATGGTGTAACATGGCACATGGTGTAACATGCATTGCGCATTTGCGTGTCAACTAAAAATTCCCTTAGTGTACCATAGGGGAATCCCCTACAATGGGGCCCCCCCGCCCGCATAGGGGAATCCCCTACCCCCTCTTAGGGGGTTCTTAGATTTTTTCCCTTGACTACTCCTCCCCTCTGGAGTCCATCCATCCCTCCATTCTCCTCTCGTAGTCGTTTTCTGCTTCGTCCCACTCCTCCTCTTCGACCTCCGAGGCTAGGGATATAATCCAATCTCTGGTTGCCTCCTCGAAACTGAAGGCGGCGCTTGTGATTGGCGTACTTTGTGTTTCTGACGCCGCCTTGAAGGCGACTTCTACGTCTGGGCCGTACATGGCCTTGAGAGCTTCGAGTCGGGCGATAAGAGAGTCAAGTTTCACGATTTCACTATATCACATGCAGCGAGGAACGCAACGGATATTTTCAATTGTTTTCGTTTTTCTTTTGGGGCGATGATGTAACACGCATTGCGCATTTATGAGTCAACTAAAAAATTACCTTAGCGTACCATAGGAGAATCCCCTACAATGGGGCCCCCCGCCCGCATAGGGGAATCCCCTACTCCCCCTTAGGGGGAGGCGGCGCTTGACTTTATTTTGTGAGTTTATAGTGTTGCAATTTGTATTCTTTAGATTGTTGAAGAGTGAAACCTGATTCTTCTTCCTCGAAGCCGATACCACTAACAAACTTCTCTATACTGAGGTATGGATTGTAAGGAAACTGATAGTCGTCGAAAACTTCTAACACCCGGTAAATTTCGTTTGAATCTGTGAAGATGTCGCCTGCTGATATGTTGTGCATATTTTTACTGTATCACATGTCACGAGTAACGCAACAGATATTTTCGATTCTTTTTATTAAAAGCTTTCCGCTCTTTGGAGTTCTTTCTCTGATTGAAAAGTCCTATTACCTTTACAGTACGGGCACTTTCCATGATTGCGGCAAGTGCGGTCGAAAGCTTTGCTTTTCCGGAACGGCGCTCTTTTCTCTTTCTTATGTTCGATTGCTTTATTTAGGCTCATGTTTTACTATACCACACGCCTAGCAGAACGCAACGGATATTTTCATTTTATTTCATTTATCTTGGCGCGCCGCATGGTGTAACATAGCGCATGGTGTAACACGCATTGCGCATTTATGAGTCAACTAAAAATTCCCTTAGCGTACCATAGGGGAATCCCCTACAATGGGGCCCCCCGCTGGCGTAGGGGAATCCCCTACTCCCTATTAGGGGGGGAGCGGCCCTTGACTTTTTATCTTTGCAGTAGTTGAGCACAAGTCACAAAGTCCTGCTCTCCCTCTTCGGAGACCGCTGTATACCTTACAGGCTCCATGGCGAGCAATTGAGAGAAGGAGACAAAGCCTTCGCCACTTTCGTTGGCGCTACGGGTGACAAGCGGCGGCCTAGCAAGAAGATCAGAAAATGAGATGAATTGGTTTGTTTGCATGTGATTACTTTAACACAGGGTTTCTGCATGGCAACAGATATTTTCGATTCTTTTTGTTTTTTTTAAAGCTCCCCTTTCCAGAGCTTCACTTCCCATTCCCGCCTCTTTTGCAATCCTTTTAGAACCTTCCCGCCGCCTTTACGATACTTAGGCAAAAGCTTTTCCACTGATTTATAGTTTCCTGAGTTCAGCCTATTTTTTCCGTTGACAAGCTGGCGAAGGTTTCCTTCTCCGCAGTTATAAGTGAAACTGGCCAGTGCATAAAGCTGATTGCGGGTCAAGGGGACCTTCACATTATCTTGAACAGTCAAGACATATTGGTGGAGCTCTTTAGTCAAGAGAAGGTCCGCCTCTTCTTTACTGATACTTTTAGCCTTAGCTAAGTTACCAGTGAAACCGTAGCCGATAGTACGCACCCCGCCCGGACATTTGTATGGCTTCTCTCTAAAGCCTTCGAATGATTTCACGCCGTCAAGCACAATCTGAAAATAGTCAGGGGCAAGCCTTTTACCATTGACACTCGGTGAAGAGATGCCATAAGCAAAAGCAGTGAAAGCAACGAAAGCTATAAAGAGTAGAGTTTTCATAGTATAGAAGTTTACCATAGAACTCGGAGATGTCGAGTTCTTTCTGATTATTTTTAACTTTTAAGGGAGGGAGATAGCACCTTAGTCAAAGATGCCATCCAGTCGCCATTCTACCCAGTCTCGGTCAAGAGACTTCTCTTCAGCTTTCGACAGCCATTCTACGGCTTCTTCCCTGTCCAGCGGGTGACCGTGGAGACGGGACAGCTTAACGATGGCTTCTAGAGCCCAGAGGGCGAGGTGTTCTTGCGAGGGCTTCAGGCCAGATAGGAGATAGTGGGTTTCTTTCATGTCCTTACTATAACACAGGCCAAGAGAGACGCAACGGATATTTTCATTTTATTTCATTTATCTTAGCGCATCGAATGGTGTAACATGCTGCATGGTGTAACACACATTGCGCATTTGCGTGTCAACTAAAAATTCCCTTAGTGTACCATAGGGGAATCCCCTACAATGGGGCCCCCCGCTGGCATAGGGGATTCCCTTATGGTAGCGTAGGGTTGACATCTTTAAACTTTTATTACCTAACCGTATGTCGTAAGGTGTAACACGCATTAACATACTGAAAAAAAAACAAAACAATTGAAAAAAACTCTTGTGTTTCGCAAGGTATGTGATATACTGAGGCATGAATAAAAACCCATACCTCCAGCAGTGTGCTCTCCATCCCCAAGAACAAGCCTTGGCGGATTTGGAAATTGCCATTGGCATGGCGCACGAGGACGAGGATGAGCTAACCATGAGTGAGGTATTTTACTTCCTTAAAGATGTAAGCGGATATATTTTCCAAGAGGAAATTGAATACATTCTAGGCGACCGTCGAATCTATAAAAAATGGAAAGAAACGCCTGAAAGTTTCCTAGAAGAGTTCCACAACTCTTAAGATGGTGTAACATGGCGCATGGTGTAACATGTATTGCGCATTTGTGTGTCAACTAAAAAATTCCCTTAGCGTAACATAGGGGAATCCCCTACAATGGGGCCCCCCGCTGGCGTAGGGGAATCCCCTACTCCCTATTAGGGGGGAGCGGCCCTTGACTTTCTAACTATCGCTAAACAATTCAGCCACCATCGAATGATAGTCAAGTATAGATTTCATTTCGTTACGGAAACTTTTGCAGATGATTTCTGCTTCCTCGTCATTTATCGTTAGTTCAATCATGCGATTGAACTGTTCGGTCGCCCTTTCAACGCTTCTCTTACAGAATTTTGTGTCTTTGATGAATTGTTCTTTCGTCATGTCCTTACTATACCACACGCCTAGCAGAACGCAACAGATATTTTCGATTTATTTCATTTTTCTTTGCACGTGCTATGGTGTAACACACATTGCGCATTTTCGTGTCAACTAAAAATTCCCTTAGTGTACCATAGGGGAATCCCCTACAATGGGGCCCCCCGCCGGTCTAGGGGATTCCCCTACTACTACTTAGGGGAGGGAGGAGCTTGACTTTTTACTTTTTCAGGAGCCGGGCCATCTTCGAGATTCTAAAGGACTCGTCTTGGCACCTCTTATATTCTGCGAAAGCCTCCTTGCGTCCCAGAGTGTCGGTGTCTAGAGTAGACCGTAGCCAATCACTGTGCGCTGAAGCGCACTTCTTATTTGCTTTCGTAAGCAGGTCCGAAATTTCGGAAAAATTCATTTCGTTGTTCGTTGTCATGTCATTACTATACCACACGCCTAGCAGAACGCAACAGATATTTTCGATTTATTTCATTTTTCTTTGCACGTGCTATGGTGTAACACACATTGCGCATTTTCGTGTCAACTAAAAATTTCCTTAGCGTACCATAGGGAAATCCCCTACAATGGGGCCCCCCGCTGGGGTAGGGGAATCCCCTACTTTCCCTTAGGGGGAGGCGGAGCTTGACTTTTCAAGTGATGTCATACAGCTTGCCATTCATGCTGATGCCCGAGTCTCCCCACTCGATGCCGATATATTCTTTCCCGATATGCAAGGAGCTCCAGTATTGCTCTCTCCGCTCAATTGTGCGGGTAAGAGGAGGGGCAGCCCAGAACGTAGGAATTTTGTAAGCGTGACTCAACAGGTTTGGTTTCATGGTATTTTTTTGTTGACTGATTATCTGACCACTACGAATGACAGGACGGCGAAACCTACCACAACCGCTGCGAACAGCCAGCCTTGCACCTTGTTGATCAAGGCGGCTTTTTTAGCGGCGGCGACACGTTCAGCGGCGGCGGCGAGGAGTTCAGCTTGAGTGGAGTTGTTTGTTGTCATGTAGTTAGTATATCACAGGCCGGGAAGAATGCAACGGATATTTTCAATTCTTTTTCTTTTTTTCATTCTGCTATGGTGTAACATGCCATGAGTATTTATGAGTCAAGCTTAAAGTTTCCCTATGCTGGCATCAGGGAATCCCCTATGCCTGCGGGGAGGGCCGCCATAGGGGAATCCCCTACCCTCCCCTAGGGGAGGGCGGCTCTTGACACTTATGGCCTTTCGGCCATTTCATCTTCGTATTCCTGCCAGCCTTTCTTTTCAAAGTAGGCGGCTTCCCAAGAGGCCCACTCTTGGTCGAGTTCGAATTGCGTTGGGGCGGTGTTGTTGGTTGTTTGCATGTCATCACTTTACCACATGACGTGACGATTGCAACGGATATTTTCAATTGTTTTTCTTTTTTTAAGTGTCGCATGGTGTAACACATATTACCTAAACATGAGTCAAACGAATACTGCCCCTACGCCACTATAGGGGAAACCCCTATGGCGGCCCTCCCCGCCGGTGTAGGGGATTTCCCTACTACTTCTTAGGGGAAGGAGGGACTTGACTTTAGGCAGTCAAGGGTTGTACCCCGATATCGTAAGCGTATCCATTTTTCCTATTCATGGCTTTATATATAGCGTGGTAAGCTGGCCGATTCAATTCTACCCACCTATTGTTTTCTATGGTCGTGTTGAGTGGGTCACGTTCGAATGCGAATTCTGGCTTGTTGATTGCTACCCAGTGTGGGTAGGTGTTAAGCATACGGTGTGGGTTATCAGCGAAGCACCATTCTGGATAAGCCCTAGCTACATCGAATGCATCCCAGTCATGAGCGCGTGTGTGTATCCATTGGTGATACTGCTCGTTGTTGACTCCTTCCCAAGCCTCTTTGATTTGGATCACTTCGGCATCGGTCAGGTCTTTCAGGTAGTTTGTGTTGTTTGCTTTCATGTGATTAGTATACTACAGATTAGATGGGGCGCAACAGATATTTTCAATTCTTTTTGATTTATTTTCGCATGGCGTATGGTGTAACACGCATTGCCTAGTCATGAGTCAAGTTATTATTACCCCTAAGCGACTATAGGGGAAACCCCTATGGCGGCCCTCCCCGCTGGCATAGGGGAATCCCCTACTCCCCATTAGGGGAGTTTTTTATTTGACAAAGTGCTAACCATTTGCCATTGGGCAATGCAAATCGTAGAACTCTTCGCTTTTCACCCACTCAACCAAGGCGTCAAAGACGTTCTGATTGTCGGACTCCAGATTCTTGAACTCTGCTTTCACTTGTTCAAGTGTACCTGCCATTGCATCCACTGCATCTTCTTTTGTGCCGTACCATCCTGTCAATGCGAGTTGTTCGGCCCAGTTGAGGCTATCAAAGAATTTGTCAGCCTGAGCTACGCGAGCGGCGCAGCTCTCTTGTTTCATCTTGTTGAAAAGAGCGGCGATTTCGAATGGTGAAGTAGTCGTTTGCATGTATTCACTATACCACACGCCTAGCAGAACGCAACAGATATTTTCGATTTATTTCATTTATCTTGGCGCGACGCATGGTGTAACATGGCACATGGTGTAACATGCATTGCACATTTGCGTGTCAACTAAAAATTCCCTTAGTGTACCATAGGGGAATCCCCTACAATGGGGCCCCCCGCTGGCATAGGGGAATCCCCTACTCCCCATTAGGGGGGAGCGGCCCTTGACTTTTACCGATACTTGAGGCGCACCATCACGTCCTTGTTTTCTTCGAGTATCTGAGCGAAGAGCTGAGTGGTGTATTCCATCCACTGTTGATCGGACATTTCGCCCTTGTTGACCTTGACCCAATTTTCCGCGTATTGTTGTTCTCTGCTCATGTCATTACTATACCACACGCCTAGCAGAACGCAACGGATATTTTCGATTTATTTCATTTATCTTACCACTACGAATGACAGGACGGTGAAAGCTAAGACAACCGCTGCGAAGAGCCAGCCTTGCACCTTGTTGACCAAGGCGGCTTTTTGAGCGGCGGCGGCACGTTCAGCGGCGGCGGCGAGGAGTTCAGCTTGAGTGGAGTTGTTGTTCGTTGTCATGCAGTTAGTATATCACAGGCCGGGAGGAACGCAACGTATATTTTCGATTTATTTCATTTATCTTGGCGCGACGCATGGTGTAACATGGCACATGGTGTAACATGCATTGCACATTTGCGTGTCAACTAAAAATTCCCTTAGTGTACCATAGGGGAATCCCCTACAATGGGGCCCCCCGCTGGCATAGGGGAATCCCCTACTCCCCATTAGGGGGGAGCGGCCCTTGACTTTTACCGATACTTGAGGCGCACCATCACGTCCTTGTTTTCTTCGAGTATCTGAGCGAAGAGCTGAGTGGTGTATTCCATCCACTGTTGATCGGACATTTCGCCCTTGTTGACCTTGACCCAATTTTCCGCGTATTGTTGTTCTCTGCTCATGTCATTACTATACCACACGCCTAGCAGAACGCAACGGATATTTTCGATTTATTTCATTTTTCTTTGCGCGCCGCATGGTGTAACATTGCGCATGGTGTAACATGTATTGCCACGCTGAAAAAAAACAAAACGATTGAAAAAAACTCTTGCGTCTCGCGGCGCATGTGATATACTAACCACATGACAACAAACAACAACAACGTCTCTCGCGCTTGGGTTAGTGATTTCACCGGGATTGACTTCGGGCGGATTGAAGACTTCGACATTGACAAAGGGATGCTGACAGTAACCGTCTCCAAAGATTTCAACCCAGATTTTGAACACTACTTCGCCGATTTTCTGGCTGACTACGATGGCAGAGAGTACGTGTTCGAGCTGCCAGTGGTCATGACGACAGATGGTAAAAAAGACTACGATGATCTTTTGAACGCCGGAATGACAGAAAATCCAGTGATTTTCATGAGTGAGAAACTTCAGAGAATCTATTAAAACTAGAAAACAGGGGGAGGCGAAAGCCTCCGTTTATAGTTTATATGGGGAACCCCCTATTTATGAAAATTATGGAGGTTGTGGTGACAAAAATACCTTGGGGTGGCACTAATTTCTTATCAGACCAAAACCTAAACTATTATACTTTCTTTCACAAGTATTTTATTTTATTTATTTTTGGTAAGGCGTGCTTTTGGGATTGGCGTTCTCCAGTTTGCCTTAGATTGAGTTGCCTTCTCAAGCTTTACCTTCGCTAGAGTTGTCTCTGCTAAGTTATCTACCGAAGGAATTGATAATCTTGTGTGGGTATAGCGGATGGATTCGCACCACTCATCCCCTCTGACTTCACTGCATAAAGATATCCTTACATCCCAACCGCGATTACCCATAAATCAGAAATATGTTTATTACCTTCTGATAACATTAACTCGGCCCAGCCGCCGAGTTGCGCTAGAAACTATTGTTTTTTTACTGAGCTGCCCGTAACTTTAGCGGTGCCATTGGAGCGGTGATTACTAGCGGCTCGCTCATTGGACTTTGTAAACCTCCTGCACTAACTGCCGTTACGGTATATGTTTTCGTAGTATTTACTGTAGGCAAATTAAATACCCTACTCCCCGACACTTTTGCTATAGCTTTATATGTAGTGCCAGTTATGGTGGTGATCTGCTCGTATATTATATAAGATACTATATTAGCAGAAGGAGGATTTGGGTCATCCCATATTACCTCTGGCTTTGCTAATAGCAAGTTAGAGGATGAGAGTAGCAGGAGGATTATTTTTTTCATACAGGATAGACTCTTTGATCTTGGTCTCTAGCAGACATTTTTATTAACTGTAATTCAGAAGTTAATCTTTTGACTTGCCGTTCCAGATTAGATTTTTCTTTTTTGAGTTGAACTATTACCTCGTCTCTGATTAGATCTTTTGATTGTCTTTCTTTTTTCATATTAAAATAAGGTTAAATCTTTTCTACTCAAGAAGCGTTTTTTTTCTTTTTGAATTCGCTCCTTATTATACTCTACACCGATTTCAAAGAAAAGTATTCTAAATGAAAAATATAAAAACCAAGAGTCATTAACGAAAGAGTAACCTAGCAAGCTCCACGGACAACGTGCTGAGAATATGGAAATTCTGCCGAATTTGATATTTTGTATAGGCATAATAATTACCACTTACTACATCCATTTCTCAAAGTCAAACAGTTTTTTTATAAAAATTATTCTAATTTATTAATCTCGATAGTGCCATCATCTTGTATCATAGCATATGTTACAGGCAGTTCACATTGAGAGCCTAAATTAACGCACTCTATACCATCTATAAAGGAATGCTTAGGCACATGGGTATGGCCGAAACAAACCGCATCGTATTTATTATCAGAACAATATTTGGCAATTCTCACAGTGAGCTCATGAGCTGCGCCGTGCCAAGTTTTTATAGTTCTTTTAAGTTTTCTAGTTAGTTTTTGATTCTTGTCTAGTTTTTGCAAGACGTAGTAAACTTTGGACGCTATTTCAGTTATCATTGGCTTACTGTTCGTGAAGCTATCCCATTTGTCACCATGGGCGAAAAGAATACGCTTGTTATTTACAACCTGAGAATGTTCTTCAACGAATTCGAAGCCAAGAAGAGAGGATATAGTTTCAGCATCTCTATCGTGATTCCCTTTTATAAAAATACAAGGTTTCTTTTTAGAGATTTTCCTTAACTCAGATAAGATATCCCATTGTTTTTTGCAGAGCCTATGCATATGATAGCTATCTAGCAAATCTCCACATAATATCAAAGAATCGTAGTTATCTTTCCTTAAAATTTTAAGGGTTAATTCGGATTGGCATATTGGGCTGCCTAAATGTATATCAGATATTACTAGAATCATTTTTTTGAGTTTTCAGCCAATCTTTATCTACTAGGTATTGCAAGAATGCCCTTAGAGTAGCTAAACCAGAACGGCCAATATCTGGCAGCTCCACCATAGACGCTTCGTCGCCTTTTAATACCCCAATCATCCAATCATTATTATCCCAAGTATCCTGTTCTTTTGGCTTGTTATATCTTTTATCTATGAAATGGATATCTATATCATCAAAGAATGAATTATTTTCTTGATCAAAGAACCTAATAGCTTTAAAATAGAAATCACTATTTTCGATTGTATAACATTCTTCTCTATCGGGCTCGATTATAACAACGTCTTGACTATTCTCTGGAACATACCAGATGCCATTAATTTTAATTCTATCCATAAAGTATTTTATTGATTTATTAACTTTATACTTTCTTAGTTATATCGTAATAATAAGAATCTGTATCTTCACTTACCCATTTGTCAGAGACTGTTTCTACAGAGGGTAAATTATTGTCAACCTTTATAGCTTTTGTTTTAAAAGGAAAAGGTTTTGTAATCCAGTTAGAATCTCTCCAGAATATTCTATTATTTGGCTGACACAATAAATAGCCATCGTCCGCCACTAAAATATGACCGCACTTATAATCAGAAGGTTCATCTGAATACGCATTGCTATACCAATCAACTGTAAATAGATAAGTTGCCCAAATTTTAGATCCATCCTTCAGTAATACTTCACACCTCTTTTCATATAGGTATTCATAAGTAATTACAGATACATTTTCGCTAAAGCAATCCCACAGTTGTTTAAAATGAAAGGGAATATCATTAGTTGGTTCGGATATAAATATCTCGCTAATAGGGACTCTACTTCTCATCATGCCGTAATCAGTCATGATGTGGAATGTTAAGATTTTTCCAGATATAGATTGAATACCGAATATATAGGCATTATGATATTTATCATGATCCTCTGGATTATGAGTTAAGTGAGATACTCTAACTAAACATTTCAAGTTATCAACATTGTGATTTAAAACCATTTGATTCATTACTTCTTATGATTAAAAGTTAAAATATATCTTGTGATATTGGACAGGGAATCTATCCTTCCCATTAGAATATAGCACACATTTTTGCTACTGCAAGTATCGACTCTTTTTTTTAGATTATCTAAATCATAGATCCAATTATCTATTTGTTTTTTTGGAACAATATAGTAATCAGATGATAGCAAAAGGAATATTAATTTGAATTTATTCAACATAGTCTACCTTGGGGAAGTCTTGCTTTAGAGTATGGGACTTCATAATTACAATTGGTTCATTTGTAGTTGAAGTTTGCTCTAAAGAAATACACCCACTAGATAGCATTGCGAATAAAATTAAAATAGTTTTATAAACGTACATAGTATATAGAATTTATCTCTTCTTCGGTTAGTTTAATTATTTGTCCGCCTTGAGGCTCAATGAAGACCCAACCTTCATCAGTGTAAGCGGCGTTGATGGCATGATTTAAGCCGTCTGCCCAATTCGGCTTATACATAATTTCTGCAACTGCAATTCCCTCTCCATTCCCTTCGCTTTTCTTGTGGCAAATTTGAGCGAGTACTCTATATAGAGAGGCGTAGTCATCACAATCGAATTTAAAAGAATAAGGGAGACTTAGATTTTTTAGTATACCCATGAAGAAAGGACTAAACTCAAGTTTAATCCAGTTCTTAGTAGGCATATTGTAATTGCTATCTCCGACAAATTTTTTAGAGTACTCAATCCAATCTGTAGTTTGGGTTAGCTTCTCTTGGGATATTTTTTTCATACAATTTTTAGATTTTCAATTATTTTTTGATTAACCATATTGTCATAGTCATGATTAACATATTCTGACGGATTGAATAGATACTCAAATATGTAATCATCTTCAGGATTTACAAATAAAGATTTTGCTTGTAAATATAAGGATTCTTGTAATGCCCCATAAGCTTGAATAGACTTCTTATACATGTTAAGTTTTTTCAAACTGGTTTCTATTTGTTGATTAGTTTCTTCGTTGATATTATTTTCTTTTCTCATATATTTTCTTTTATTGTTTTTGATTTTATTTCTGCTTGCTGGACAATATTTTCTATTTGGGAAATTGCTTGTTGTATTTTCGCGCCTCTTTGGCCGGGCAAAATATCTATGTGAAGTCTGAGTTCCGAGAACTTAGATTTAGCTTGACCTATTTTGATTTTTATTCCTGTGTTTTTGCATATGTCGTCTAGCTTTGACAATGTTTCATCTATAAGGTCAAACCATCCATCTCCAAACTCGAATCCATATTGGAAACAATTTCTAGGATACATATCTCCGTAGCCACAACATATTTCTGGGTACTTTTTTACTATTATTTCTTCTAATTCTGTATTCATTTTAAATTCTTTTAAGTTTCTTTGAATTTTAAAATCAAATTTTCAAAAGATCCTGCTTTTCTCCACTCTTCAGAATTAGATAGATCAAAATCACTTAATGGGATTTTATAAGATAGAAAGTAACCGTTGCCCGGAAGTTTGTCAAATGATTTTTTCAAGAAATTTATTAGATCAGTAGATGAATACCCGAATACTTTATCTATCCTATCTTTATTTTTTGCATTTAGTACCCTTCTCATTTTAGATCTAAAACTCTCTTGAAGGACTTGCTGTTTGGTTAATTTTCTATCAGAGAAATTTTCTTCTCTCCATTCTTTTAAATTGTCCCGACAGTTCTTTTTATATTTCTGCCTATACTCTTTCGAGTAATTCCTTTGGCATTCTTTGCAAAAGCTTTGTAGTCTCCCCTTCCTAAAAGAGAACTGATTTTCTTCTAAATAAGTTTTACATTTGCCGCACTTTTTCATTTAGCTGACTTAAATATATTTAACAATTTCTTAGAGCAGTTTGACCAAGAATTTTCTTCTAAAAACTTTTCTCTATCATTTATCATCTTAACCTTGTCAAATTTACCCTCGAATATATCAGAAATTTCTTTTACCCATTGCTCTTTGGAACTGCAAGCTACAGCAACTTCTTCCATGCCATTAAATAAATTAGCATTAGAAGTAATCAAAGGAGTAGATGTTTGCAAAGTAACCCTTGCCATTCCACTTGCTGCATAAACATCGAATTCTGGATCTGGCTTGTACGGCAAGACAAATACAGAACTCGTTCTAATATAAGACATTAGGACAGAATGCGAAACGAAGCCTCTATCTATTATTACGTTATGCGTAAGATCTAAACTTTCTATTTTATCGCATATCTCTTTATGTAGCTTATCGTGTTCATCTTTGCATAGGGGATTCTCTGATGCGACTATAACATAAAGTATATCTTTATATTTAGACTTTAAATCTTTTATTACATCGAGCATATGTAAATGAGATTTGTAATAAAATAAGAATCCCGCTTGTAGAACTACGTGATCATTACCTAAATGATTCCATAATTTTGGAAGTATTTTATTTTCGCTGGTTGCGAATGAGCAGCCGTGAGGAACTACATTTATATTTTCGGGATTTAAACCTTTTCTAATCAAAGCCGCTCTAGCTTCATCGCTATGGGCGACTATATTTTTACAAACAGATTCTGTTACTAACTTATCTTTATGATTCTCGTATATAGAGTGAAATATCGTAACAACTTTATATCCTCTTAATCTAAAATAAGAAACTAAAGATGTAAAGAAGTAAGCCTTCTGAAAAAGTCCATACTCATGACTAAATAAAACTATATCAGGCTTATAATTGTCAATTGCCTCTATAAGTTCCAATTTTGGGAACTCTTCTCTATCCCAACAATACTGGATATCTTCGGTATCCTCTTCTCCGTTTTTCTCTGCGAAAAACTTAGTTTCCACTTCTTTTCCTAATGCGTTGAATAGCAATTCATTATAAATAGCTACTCCACACTTTGATCTTATGTTACCTATAAAGGCGACTTTCATTTAAAGAGTTCCCTAAAAAAATTCTTAACTTTAAATTTAAAAATCATAACATAAAAAGAAACTGTCATTAGATAGTGACGTAAGTTATGTTCTGTTTTATGTGGAGGGCTGCAACAATGTGCTTGGTTTTTCATTGAATTAAGGTGTGTATTTTTTCGAGGACTTTGCTCCAATCCTCTCTAGAGGATACACCGTAAGAAGAGCTTATTTCCGATATTAGATCTGAATTCTGAGCTTCGAAAGCTTTTTTCTTTAACTCTTCTAAACCAATTTTCCAGTAATTGATTGAAAATTCTTGTAAGCCTAAGTCTTTAAGTAAATTAGAATTTTTAGAATGATGAGTTATATCTATGAAGGGTATAGAATTTTTGATAGCAAATAAAGTAGTATGGTATCTAGCAGAAATAATCAGAGAAGAATTTTTTAGATTATGCTCAATATGCTCGTTTGTGTAGATCCACTTATTTGCTCCTCCAATATAGCCATTTAGAATGCCATGGATAGTGTTATCATTTACTTCTGTATCTACTTGAGAGGGAACAAGTTGAATCTTATGGTTAAATGTTTTCATCCATTTCAGGAATTCAGAAATTTCTATTATAGCTTTTTCAGCGTAAATTCTTTGTCTAGAATCATTGGAAAAGTAATCTTTAAAAATATAACTATTTAAGCAAACAGAAACTTTTTTTTCTTTTTTATCAGAAAGAGAATCTGTATATCCTTCGTTTATTTTTTTTACATTATAAATGTAAGATATATCAGAAGCTAGAATTACTTTGCTTTCATCCATTAAAAATTTTAAAGCAAGGTCATAGGAAAAACGATCTCTCACAACAGCAAGAGAGATTTTATCCCTGAGAAGAGCTAGTACTGGCACTGATTCTGAAGTGAGATTTACATTTAGTAAAATCAGCTTTTGATCATCCCTTAGATACTTGTACAAACCCTCTTTTATATACCAAAAATTTTGTGTAATAATTCCTCCTCCGCCTAAAGCTATGATGTCTGATTTATTAGGGCCAACTTTTTTATAACAAAAAGATTCATCACTTTTCCTATCAGAAAAAACGCTGACGCTTAACCCAGAGGACTTTAAAAAAGAACTAAGGCAATCAAGCATTAAAGTGTCGCCATAGTTATTGAAACCATAAAAACCACATAAAGATATATTAGACATTTTCATTTTTATTTTTTTTACCAGTGTCTCAAAACATTTAGAACAATGAATAGATTGGTAATTAAATACCAAACTATAATTGAGGATCTGATTATTGCAATCTTATCAGCTTCACTATCTGTGCTTCCTGCCTTTTCTCCTAGAGCTTTAGACCATATTCTCCAAAACTTTTTTAACCTAATTTTGATCATATTGATTCCCAAGAAGCAGGCATTTCTTTTTCCCATCCTTTTTTGAAAGACTGTTCACTATCGTCTGAGCTTAAAAGATAGTCGATTCTTTGGACCATCTCTCTTGTTCGCCGAAGATTATAAGCTGCTTCTTTAAATTTTTCTATAATTTCAGAATCTAAATAACGAGCTTCCTTAATCTCTCCATATATATTTGTATGAGGCTTGTTATTATTTTCTATTAAGCTTTCAATTTCTTCTGCCATCGCCTCTAATCTATATTGATTGTATTCAAAGTATCCTCCGCTCATATTTCTTCGATTTCTATTAAAAAATTAACCAATTTTAAATCTGTATCTATTTTTAAAAGTGGTTTGTCCTTACCGGTGGATGCCTTCAATTTTTTCTTGCCACATTCATTGTCGTAAATATACCATGCGATCCATCCGTCACGATCAATAAGACTCAACATGCTTTCAAAGCTTGACCAAATGGCCTCAAATAATGGGCCATTCGGATCAAGTGTACCTGATTTATTTGCGGCTTCAGAAGCTTTATTCAAAGCTTTATATTTACTGACTGAAGTTTCTACAATCTCGCTCCAGTACTCACAACGCTTTGATTTTTTACTATGATCTGATTCGCTCATTTTTTAATCAGGTTTTATATATAACTTTTCTAGATCTAGAAAAGAGGATCTATCAATTCAAGAGGATCTACTTTAATGCTTTTTGCCTCTTCAACAAGAGATTGTGTTTTAGCAAGAATTCCAATGAATTGGTCTCTATAAAAATCACTATCAATCCTAACAGGGAAGTCGGCTGTTTCGCCGAAATTAGTGTTGATAAAATCAAGAAGCTCTACAAAAGAATATATAGTTTCTTTGAAAAGAACATTTTGGCTGATAGAATCGCATAATTCTTTTTCAAGCATTTCGATATAAACAGCATCATCTGTTTCATAGGCTTCTGCAATTTGTTCTTCAACAGTTTCGATTGTTTTTTGATTCATAATGAGAATATACTGACAACACCAGTGTACAGTATACTTTCTGAAAGTCAAGATTTTTTTCGAAGATTTTTATTTTTAAATCTTTTTAAATTTCAGACTGCTTTAGCAAACCCGCTAAGAATAGAGAGATATTATGTTCTGCTGCGATATTAAGGGTCTGTTCATCGGGGCTAACGATAGGGTTCTCTATAAAGGTGGCGATACTCTCCTGCCACTCGTTGGAATTTTTAGAAGAAATAATAGACTCGGTTACGCTCCAGCAGAGATCTTTTTGTTTAGAGCTAAGTCTCTTTATTTTGTTAAGCTCTCTGTATTTAGACTCTACGGCTTCAGATAGATCATTAACCAGTTTGATATTGTCGGATATTTTTTGTAAACTAAATTTAGATGCTCCTATCGGAGAAACTTTTTTAGTTGTTTGAGGAGCCTTCGTCCCCGCTGGTCTGCCAGCTGGCTGTCCGAGCCCATCTTTTTTTTGTCCACCTATAATTGGTTCGTAAAGACCCTTATCTTTGAGCTCTTTAAATTTATTTTGAGCTTCTATAGAGTTTTCAGAAAGCGGAAGAGAGTGAGTCTCAAAGCTTTGGAAAAGTTCTTCAGGTGTCAACATTCCGATTTCCGCGAGCCTTGTGTAGACCTTCATGTACTCGATTTCTTCCTTTAGATCTACCTCGTCGAAGACTGGCTCTGGAATTTCTGTGAATCCTAGTTCACTGGCAATCATTTCCATTTCAGGGATCAAGAAATTATTTAAGAAGGCTTGTCTAGCAGAGCTTAATCTCTCTAGAAAGACTTTTATTTTAATCATTGAGTTGGCATACTTCTCGTCGCCCCAGAATATATTCATCAATCCATTCGCAATATCTTGATTGACAACCTGATACTTCTCTGGTCCTAAAATTTTATTTAAATCTGGTAGAACGAATTCTGCTTTTGTAGAATAATCAGAAACTAATACTCTACCCACACTCTCCATTTCAAAAAGATCCTGTAATGCAGCTAAAATTCTAGAATTGGTATTTGCATCTCTATCTTTATCGCCAGCCGTGATTAGAAGAATCATATAGTCAGCTGTTCTGGCTATAACCTTCTCCATCTTCTTAAATTCTAATTTTAAATCAATATCAAAAAGTACAGGGTAGTACATTGGAACTGATAGAGCTTCATAATCTTGCTTGCCGCAGAATACAGCTGTTAAATATTCTGTGTCAATAGGTATCTCTGGGAGTTGGCCTCTTTTAATCTCATCTCTAATTTTTACGGGCAGAGAATCCATAAACCTTTTCTCATCTTCTGTCTTGGGGACTTTTAATCTTGCTAACTCGTAGGAGTTAAGCATCTTATAGTAATTAAAATTAACAAACGTAGCAGATCCTTCAGCTCTCATATCCGCAGGATTTAAAATAGTATAACGCAAAGGTATTTTTTTTGCGACCTCTGCTCTAGACATTTTATTTACTTCAATATTTGTTATATTGTACAAAAACTTGTAAATAAAAACATTCCCGGAACGAAACCACTCTCTAAAGAATCTTTCAGACAAAGACCATCCATTTATTTTCTTATACCATTCATTAAAGAATTTTATAGATCTTTTGTTCTTACCTCTGAAACTTAATTTAGAATTCGCGAATTCAGTTTGAATATCTATTGTATTTCTGAAGATGGCCACATTCCAATAAGCCTTCTGACAAAGAACAATCGCTTGTTGAGCGCTTAAGGTTCCAGTGTTGTCTCTGGAAAAAGGGGATACTCCTTTGTTGATGTTTTCTATTTCCCCTGACAACCCAGAGAGGGGGCTTTGGGTAGTACTTGTCCCTCTATTTCTTAAATCCCTAGCGGATTCTGAAATGAACTTCGGAGTAAAAGGATCTGAATTTACGACTACAGCGTCGGCTTTAGGTTTACGGGCCATATACTCTTATACACTTTTAAAGGTTAAAAAACATCTATAAATTAATTTTAGCCTTAAAATTTACCTAAACATTCTCGGAACGAAATCGAAAGACGTATTTACTTCTTGTTCTCTGTGCATATCATAATAACATTTTACTCCCCAGCTACCAAGAAGTAGGACTGTATAGGAGTCTCTTCTTGCTCTGTGAGGATTATTGTCTCTTTTCATTGTGGCTGGTAAGTCAAACTGTTGATTTCCGTTTACACTGGTCGAAACCTCTATAAGCGAACATTCTCTTTTTGTCAAGTTGATCATGTCGCCCAAGTGCTCAAGGAAATCTACTTTCATTTCTTCTTGAACATTTTTAGCGATTTCTCTTATCTCATCTTTACTTATTTCTTGATTTTTTGAGTAATGCAAATCTTCTATAGGGAAATTTTCTTTTATAGCGTTCTGAAAATCGGAATCATTAAATACTGGTGCTGCAAATTTTATCTTTTTCTTTTCAATCATCCATTGTAAATTCTCATTTGAAAATCTTAACCATCCTCCAACACCGAAAGCTTGAGAGTGAACTATCTTTCCATTCTTAGGATCATAGTTATTCTTTGAATAGAGTATTCCTTCTTGGGAATTATAGTTTAGGAAATCATGATCGAAAAGATGAAGCTCTCTTGGTATCAATTTAAATTCTTTTGCTATCTGTAAGAAGGCTGGTCCACCACTATTATCTATAATCGCATAAACAATATTAAATTTTTCTAGAATATACTTAAGATATAAACATCTTTTTTCGTTTGTACTATTCGGAAGAGCGTAAGCATGAACGAGTATTGCAGATTCATCTTCCTCATTTAACTCAAGAATAGCCATTGCAAAATCATCTGAAGTCTCAGAGTTATTGTAGTTAGGATCTATTGATAAAATATATTTCTTATCTGGATCTCCGACTATTTTTACTATAGGGTATTCCCCTAGTTTAACACTGGCTTCTTCTATGGCTTTCGCTGAAAAGTAACCCCCGGTATCATCTCCAAATATAGCTTCAAGCTCTCTATCGAACATTGATTTAGACATCGTTCTTCTCATGTCTTCGATAGCAGATTCTTCCATGAATCCTTTAGGTGCAGCTCTATAAGACATTCTGAAAACACAATGATTTACATTTTCAGCTGTTGGATCTAAAATCGTTTTAACATAAGGTACATAATTATCTCTATAAAGAGATTCAAATTTATAACTAGCAGACGATAGACCTATAATTTTATTGTTCGATGAAAACTGTTGAACTTCCTCTGGTTTTAAAACCCCATTTTCTACTAAAACTTTTTGAGCATTTGTAATCTGTTCGTGCTGAGGGCCATCTTGACGAACCATCAAGAACGGTTTTAAAATAGAATCTATAATGTCTTTACTGACGACTAGTAACTCGTCAACGATCAGAACATTAAAGCGGTAACCTCTAACCTTTCCTAGCGGGATGGCTGTTATAGAGGAATATCCGATTTCCATTGACCAAGCATCGCTAGATTTAGAAAGTTGTTTTGTGATACATGATCTTAAGAAAGTTCCATTTTTCGGGTGGGAAGCAAAGCTATCAATTTGCTTCATGATTGATTTCGATTGTCGAAAAGTTCCTGAAGCTATACCAATCTTAACTCCCGGATTACCTAAGGCATATATTACACAGAATAAAGAGATTACGAAAGATTTTGAAAATCCCCGTCCAGCAACCACAAGACAATAATCTTTTAGGATGAAGGACCTTAACATTAGGTCCTGTATAGGGTCGAGCTTAACCCTAGTTAAGAGATAAACCATGAATGCTGGATTAGCCAAACAGTATCTAGCAAACCACTGTTGAGCTTCAGATTCAGAAAGTACACCTTTGATTTCTTCTAACTGGTCATTTGTAGATTTCCTGATTACAGCAGGATGGGCTCCTTCATTCCACATATTATATTAAATTAAAATCTTTAAGAAATTCCAAATCGTAATTTTTTACCTTATCTTTCATTTTGAAAATTTTTACCATTAGAGCTTGGGAGTTTTCTCTAGAATCAGAAAATAAGAATTGAATGTTTTTATATTTAGCGCAAATTTCTCGTATCTTGTAGAACACAAACTTACCATTTATATATTTGCTAAAACTATTTTCTGG